CAGCACCATCAGCCGTTGTGCTAAACACCAAACGACCTGGCATATCATTACTTCCAGGTGTGCCATCTACAAAAGCTGCAATATTAGCAGCAAAACTACCTAAATCAGTGCCATCATTACCTACAAATGCAATATTACCCAATACATCATTATCTTGTACTACGACATTTGCTCCAATAGAAGTTCCTCTAGTCTTACCAAAAATTAATCGTGGAGCATTGGTACTAGCAGTATTTCTTATAAGACTTAAAGATGATGTAGGTTCATCCGTACCTTCTATTTGTAATCTTGTTTGAATACCAGCAGATGCTCTTGAACTAGATGCTCCAACAAGCAAACGCTGTGAACTATCAACTCTTATAGCTTCACTACCACCAGTTTCAACAGAAACAGTATCAGCAGCAGGAAATCTTATTGCAGTATTTGTATCGCCAGCATGAATTATTTTATCCGCAATAGTTAAATCACTCGTAGATGTTATAGCTCCAGTAACAGCTAACGTACCAGTTATATCAACACCAGTATCAGCAGTTAATCTTGTTGTTCCTCCAGCAGCCAAGCTGACAGTATTAGTTCCACCAAATATTCCACTATCACTATCTCCAAAATTTATAGCAGGTGCTGAATTAGAACCATTAGGCATGGTCAATACACCTGTCAAAGTACTACCAGCTTTTGCTACATAGTTAGTATTTGATGTGGTACGTTCTGCTACTGTTACCGCATTTAAACCAGCAGGGGTTACAACTCTATTTGTAGCAGTTCCAGTTGTAGTCTCACTATTAGTTGCTAACTCAGATATACCCGAAACTGTAGTTGTAGCAGTAGGTGTAGTAACAGATCCTGGACCAAATATTTTTACGATACTATTATCACTGGCTCGCATAAAGCCACCAATACTATTTATATTTGCGTTAACAGCTAATTCGCCAACTTCAGGTAAATCAGATGTACTTGGAGTACTATCCTGTACAACACTATTCTTTAATTTAATTTGAATTGCCATAGTTTACCTTGACTTAACTAAAGGATACATCAATTTAGTAAGTTCCTCCACTTAAAACGGAAACATTTTGAAAAGAACCACCAGATTGTAGTACTAAAATTTGACCAGTTGTAGGACTACTGATTGCAACGTCAGATAAGTCATTTAAACTAGAAACACTACCTGGTCCAGATAAGGTGTCAATTCTATCCCAGTTATCAGGTCCTACGCATAAACACCAATCACCTGCGTCAAAGCTGGTATTTGGAACAACTGCTGTGCCGTTACCAGGAGTTACACAAACAAAGTAAGCACCAGTTAATGTTGATGTCCCTGCTGGTATTGCATTACTTACAGTAAAACCTGCTGACGTTCCAAAAGCCGTAAGTGTAACTATTGTTCCGTTACTAGCATTAAATGTTCCGCAGAATCTAAGGTTTTCTTCTGCTAATCTTCCAAAACCAACAGAAAAGAAACTGTTACCGTTAAATATTCTTAGCTGTCCTGTAGATTCCTGTAACCAAAAAACACCAGTTGGCAGATCAGATATATCGGGTGATGCTTCTTGTATAAAACCTGTAGATAAGTTTGCCAGCTTATCCATAGTGATTGCATCATTGGCTACAAAGTTTGTTCCAAACGTACCAGTAGTAATTTTTGAAGTGGCCAAGTCAGGAATATCACTGGCAGCAAGAGTTGATCCAGCAGTAACAAAACCTTTTGCAGATACAGTTACTTTTGGATATGTACCTGCTGTTACACCGCTATCTGCTATTGCTAAAACACCTGTACCTGAAACTGTTAAAGGAGCAGAAGATGTTGGTACTGATAGACCTCCAATAGTAGAAGCTGTAGCTGCTGGTAAATCAGATGCTATTAAGGCAGCAGTAGCTGTAATTAATCCTTGATCGTTAAAAGTAATACCTGATCTAGTTGCACCATTAACAGTATTATTTATTGATAATGCACCTGCTGCTGTAACAGCTAAACCACCTGCTGCTGGAACGCTTACACCTCCAACTGCTGATGCTGTAGCCTCTGGTATATCACTTGCAACTAATGCTGCCGTAGATGTTATCAGTCCTTCGTTATTATATGTAATACCATTTCTGGCAGATGCTCCACCTGTTACTGCATTATTTATTCCTAAATTACCTGATGCTACATTTAATGACCGATCAATATTAGATGTATTTAATTTCGCTGGTGTTATAGTTCCATCTGTTATTTTTGTACCTGAGACACCTGAGATTTTACCGTCAGTGACAGCAGAGTTAGCTATAGCAGCTGTATCAACAGCATTATCTGCTAATTCACTAGAACCAACTGCATTAGCAGCAATTTGTGTGGCAGTTATTGTATCATCAGCAATTTTGGCAGCAGTAACAGCATTGTTAGCTAACTTTCCTGTAGTTATATTTAAATCTGTAATTTTAGCAGTTGTAACAGCATTAGATGTCAAAGCTGCGGTATCTACTGCGTTATCAGCAAGTTCAGACGCTCCAATAGCATTGGCAGCAATATTTCCAGCAGTGATAGTATCAGAAGCAATCTTTGCACCTGTAACAGCAGTATTGGCAATCGCAGCAGTATCTACTGCATTATCTGCTAATTCATTTGCCGTGACTGAATTATTAGCAAGTTGAGTAGATGTAACAGAAGCAGATGTTAATTTTGCTCCAGGAATATCACCATCACTAAAATTAGTTTTAGCAAAGGTAACAGCACTATTAGCTATCTTTGCAGTTGTTACAGACGTTGCTGCTAATTTATCTGTTGTTACATTTAAGTTTGTTATTGCTGCTGTATCTACTGCATTATCTGCAAGCTCACTAGAGCCTATAGCATTTGCTGCTATCTGAGTAGCTGTAATCGTATCATTTGCTAATTTCGCTCCAGTAATAGTTGCATCTGTAATTTTTACATTAGTAACAGCATTATCAGCAAGAGTTGCAGTAACAATTTGACCTGCTGTTAATGGATAACTTAGTGCTGTGGCTGGTATTGATGCTGCATCTACTAACCCAAAAGCACCTTGTACAAAGTTTTTTGCAGTTATTTTCTTTGTTTCTGTTGCACTGACATCTGCAAGAGCAATCGGGTCTGTTGCTTGCAGTTGGGCTGAACTTAATTCTGGTAATTGTGTTATTTGTAAATCAGCCATGTCAAGTAACTTTTAAGTACATCATAAATCTTATTTTAAGGATCTTCAAGTAAAATACCATCTCCATCCTCTTGCAATATCTTATCACTACTTTCTAATAACAAGAATGATGGTGGAACACCATTATGTAATCTAATTTCACCATTAGTTATAAACTCTATTCGTGCTTCTACTAACCCACTTGCAGGTACATTAACAGCAACATTAGTAACAACGCACATTGATTGATACCACACACTGTTTGTAGATTGAGTTGGGTCGTGATACACATAAAATCTACCTTCAAAATCCGCACCTTGCTGCATACGGACCAATAATTGACTTAAGTAAACAGGAAATTCTGGACTTGCAAAGTCAGCCGTATCATTCTGAAAATTTCTATGTTGCCATATTGTCTGTATCGTTCCTTGTCCTGATATAAGACCATTTTCATATTGCCTTCTAAACTCTTCTCCTAAATTAGTAACATCAACAGTATCTCTTGTTGTTGTAATTTCAAATTCAGTGATCTTCGCAAGCGGTCTAAATTTAGTATTTCTAGTGCGTATTAATATATCTTTTGTAGAAGATGGTGTAGTTAATGTAAGTGCATCTGTCACTTCACCAGCTAATGCAGAAGCAAAAGTGTTATATAACCTAATTCCACCCATATCATCAATATGGATATATTTACGAAGATCAGGAAAACTATGCCCAGATAGTAGTTCTAAATTACTTCCATCAACAGTTTCTATTTCAACTTGATCTCCTGTAATTAATGATCCATTAACATTTTCAACAGAAAATCTTTTTTTCGTTGTATTTACATCAGCAGGGTTTAAAGACGTTCCTATTTCAGAATTTAAGGCATCACGTTTTAGCTCAATAAAACCTGTCGATCCAAAATAAATAGACATCTATAAAGCAAGGCCAGTAGGTGCTCCATTCACTTCAAAGCTAATATCTGCTGCTGTTACTTCTCCCACTGCACTTGTAATATTAAAACTTGTTGGTATTGCTTGAAACTCTATAAATCTACCATTAGTAGAACCATCTTTTATTCTTAATTTAAAAGTCATAGCAGTACTTTCTGCATTAACACCATCACCTGCACCGTTTCCAGTTTTTATAATATTATTTATTAAAGTACTAAGCTGACCAGAAGCTACTCCAACAGCAGCTTGATAATAATAAACACTGGCACTACCTGTATAACTTCTAGTACCATGAATAATTGTTCTATCAGTATCTTCTAATGAAACAGTTTCTAAAACTGCTTGATTCATACTGAAAGACCATGATCTGACTTTAGCAACTTTCGTTCCATCTATTAATAATTCACCTTCTTTACCAGAATAAAAGCCAGACATTGTTTTAGTTTAATTTTAAATACATTCTAATCCCCATCGAGGCAGGCGACAAATTTACATTGCACATTTGATCTATTTGGTCTGACACTCGTAACTGTTGGAGGACCATCAAATCTATATCTTAACAGAAGTTTTCCAAAACCATCACTCGCTCTGACTTTATCAAATAAAACACTGTTTGTTGTATCAGGAAGAGTAATACCTGCTAGTGCATCACCACCATGAAATTCAAGATAATCATAATCAGAGTTAACTTCTTCGTAGGTATTTAAGATCAAATTAACTTCTTCATCTGTAATATTTGTAAATCCTAAAGTTAATTTCGCATCTACTTGTTTATTACCATATCTGATAACAGTTTTTGCACCATTTTGTGCAACAAATTCAGTTTGTGGATACCTTCCAGCAGTAAAAGTTCTAGAAGAAGGTTTAACAGGTGGAAAAAATCTGCTAGTCGCCATTATATACTTGTAAAATCACTATCATCATAATTTATTGTAGCAAGAGTTCCATCAGATAAAAGAGGTGCATGACTTGCTGATACTTCTATAAACCCTTCATCTGTATATGTAATAGATTCAACTTTATATAATCTATTAGATTCGGTTGTCTGTTTAACTGTAAAAACGGCTCCAAATAAATTAGAATCTGTTGTTGTGCCATTAGCAATAACAGTAAGCTTTGCTTCTTTTACTTCTTGTGTTCCAGGCTTCCAATAATAAATAGGCGTGTCACTTAAAACACTATTACCAACACTTTGCACAAGTCCATCAGGAGAAATGACACCATTTTCAAATCTACTGGTATGAGTAGCTTCTGAAATAAATCTTATATAACTTCCTGGTTTTAAACCTAATGCAGCTTGAGGAGTAGTCTCAAATTTAATACCATGATCTACTTTATTTCTTATCATTAATGCGTGTTGTAAAAATTCAACAGCATGACTTTCATTAGTACAAAAATCAGACATATCAAACACTTCTATTGGGAATTTTTCTTGAGTTATATTTTCATCATCAGTTGCAATAGTAAAAGTTTTTGATTGTGTTTCAGAAAAACCATTTGCTATTTCTTTTCTAAAATAAACAGTTCCAATAAAGTTTTGACGTTCTTCAGGTGATAAAAAACTAACTTTTAAATTTCTTGTATTACCATCAGTAAATAAAGCTCGAACATGAGGTTTTGATGTTCTTTTTATTGTAAAAGTATCAGAATTGAACGGAACGGAAGGAAATAGTGAGAACTTACCACCAAGGATTGTAAAGTCTAATAAATTAAATATTGCATTTTGGTAGACAAATTCTCTTATGTTTTGTTTATCAGTAATAACACCATCCCAATAGAAATGATTTGCTTCGCAGAATTTAGCAGCAATTGTCATTCTATCTTTATCAACAGCACTAACACCAATTGAGTCTGCTAATCCAAAACGGTTTTCAGTTAATAACGCATATACTATTTCTGGAAATAAATTAGTCGCACCAGTTGTATCATCTATTAATCTTTTAACTTTTATACCTTGTTTAATATATGCGGAAAATTGTGAAAAGCTATTCCATTCTTTTGAACTAGCAAGACGTAAGGCAACATTAGCAATACCAGCTTGCTCAAATTCATAAGGAATATCTCGACCTAAATTACTTTGTTCATTTACATAAACAATTTCATGTTCTGGTCCGTCTTGATGGCTACTACGTTCTGCATCATATTGGTAATAATCTGTAATAGCATCAAATGGATTTAAGTTTTTTCCTTCAGGCCAAGGCTCTGATACAAACTCACTAAAATCAGTGACAATATTGATATTATTTACACCTGGAAAATTACCAACCGAAGGGATTCCTATAAGGTCAGTATCCTTATAACCGCTACCTCTTTGATTTATTTCCCAAACAGCCCCAGCGTAAGAATTATCTGTCGGATCTAAATATACTTTTATGTTAACGGTAAGACCAGAACCGCTACCACTAGTATTTGTTGAAATATTTGTATGAACAGTAGGATCTACATCAGCTTCCTTCATCTCATATTTAATCATTCCATAATATTTTCCTGGTTTTAAAGGTTTTTTTCTTCTTGTTTGTTCAACAACAAAAGGTCCAACACCAAATCTAAAACCATCACGATCTATATATGGCTGTTTATAAGGATCGCCTATTGTAATACTAGAACCTTGCTTTAAAGGATCATTTACTGCTCTATTTCTATTTCCAATATATTCATTCCAATATGGATGATTTTTTTTGTTCCCCCATTGCCAAGCACTACCCTCAGTGCTTTGAAGGTGGATTTTTGCAGTTTGTCTACCAGTTGTTAAATCACTTTCTGATGGTGTTCTTCTATCTACCTCTACCCATCTTGTTGATCTTGGAATAAATCCATCTGTATTTTTAAGTATCTGATTAATTTTTCCACCGTCAGTATCCGTTGGTAAATCTCCTAAATACCATTCTGTATTTGAGACATCTCCACTTCTTAAAGTTACTTCAGATCCTTTAAAATAAATATCAAATCTTTGTTCAGTTGTTTTTATGTCATAAGTTAATAACTCACCAGAAGCACTTAGCATTCTTAGTGGTCTTTGATCTACAAAAAATCTTTTAATTAAATTTCCAGGATAAGGCACAAACCTAAATTCAAATTCTTTTCTAGGAACACTATAATGATTAATTCTTATAAAATTATATTGAGGTTGAGGTGAATTTCCTTTAATTCCAAAAGGTATGCCACCATCTATAAAGCTCCAATCAGTTGTATCAATACCTGCTACTCTTGCTTGTAATCTAAAAAAACTATATCTTGTAAGGTATTTGCTCATACCTCCAAGAGAAATACTACCATCATCTTCGTTATATCTTTTGACAACACCATCTGTTGTATCCATATCTTGCTCATTCCAACCAACAGCACCAGGATGACTGTTTACATTTGGAAAGCTCGTTACCTGTTTAAATACTTTTGACTTCAAACCTATTTCTGTCACATCACAAGCTTTGCTATTACTAATTGTTCCAAGAGCCACCTTTTGAATTGTTAATAATTCATATCCTTTATGAGCACTAAAAAACCCTTGTTGACCTCCTCTTACATCTATTAAACCAGGAGTATCAATCGTAAAAAAACAAGTTTGATACGTTCCACTCGACCACATTTGACTACTTTTATTATGACAAATAGCTAAAGCTTCTCCAATTAAATACGATTCGCCAACTTGTATTGCATCATCAGTTTCTTCTCTTGAAGCATCTACAGCAGATTTAACATCTTCTACACCCCATGGATCAAAATCTTCACCATATTGACTTTCAGTGTCCATATCTCCAATAATGTAATCAATTTTGTCATCTTTTTCAGCATAAAAATTATCTTTATTAGTTTCGTCACCGTTATATCTATAAACAGCAGCGTATCTTGGAAAGCTAGTTCTAAGTTTTCTTCTTTTTGTATCAACATCTCTTTTATTTTGATCTTTTAAATTTTTCTGTTTTAAAACTAATTCATAAGGAACTCTATATCTCATGCTATTTGGCATCGGCGAGTAATTTCCAAAAATTGTCTGTGTATTAGGAGTCCTTGCACTACTTGTAATAGTGTTTTCAGGAGCAGCAGTTTGGTCCCAATCAACAGACATTACGTCTTGAAAAGTACCGCCAAATCTATCTTTTTGTCTTTCTAAAGTGCCTTCTGGATATTTTTCTGGCCCTTCTTGTGGCCTTCCACCATCTGTCATTGCATATATTGCTAACTTTTTATTAAAATAATTTTTTAATAACAAATCACCAATCGCAAAACCTGCAAAGTCTGGTTTAGCTGCCAAATCACTCAAACCAATCATAAATAATGCTTTTAATTGTTGACCAGAACCAAAACTAAGCATCTGTGACCATAAAAGTCTTGTATTTACACGAACACCACCATAAGTTCTTGTATAACCTCCATCTGTTTCTATTTCTTGTTTTGTAAATATTAAAGGTACTACTTCACCAAGTTTTGCTAATTCCTGTAGTGAATTAAATCCTGTTTGCGGTGCAAATCTTTTTGGACCTGTTATACCAGCAGTTGTAAGACTAGGAGGAGTTTTTGGTGCTCTAGGTTTTGGTGTTAATAAAACAGAAACAACGCTTAAAAGAACTCCCAATACAATTTGACCTAAAGTAGTTAAGCCTCCTTTAGCAGCTACAAGTCCTAATGCCTGAAAATTTACTATATAAGGTAATTCATCATATTCTTTAGGTCTTTTGCCGTTATATGCCTGTGTTAACTCTATAAAATAAAAATATTCATCTTCTGTTATACCTACTGTTTCACATAATTCGACTTCTGCGGGGAGTAACACCCTACGACCTCCAGGCCGTCTAAGGGACTCCATCTTACCTCCGATTCTCCGCAGCTTATCCATCCTTCCTCATAGTAAACAGCAAGACCAAATCCATAATTAGATTTACATAATGCTACTGTACCTATTTTAAACTGTTTTGTCTTGTTTCCCCACTTTTCAAGTTCTTCTTTAAATATGTCAAAGTCTTTTCTTCTTACTCTTCTATACCAATCTCTTGTAGGTTCTGGTGAACTTATCCCATAATGCTTTAAAACTGTACGAGCTAAAGATACACAATCTACTGCATTATGTTTTACAGGATCAGCACCTAACCTATAAGGTAAACCAATAAGTTGATGTGGCTTCATCTGTTTTGAATATCACTTGTTACAGGTAGTTTACCAACAGCATCAGTAGTTAGAACTAAACTTGGTAAATTGACACCAACAGCATCTATAGCACTACTTAATAAAACTTCTACAACTTCTGGATCGTAGGATAACGAAGCAGCAAGCCATGTATCAGTGGTTAAAATATTTGTTACATTATCAATATCATCATTAGCAACAATACATACATTTACTTCTACAAAATAACTATTTACCACAGCTTCTTGTGCTTTTGCCATACTCAATGGATGATTAGCCATTATTAAATTTGATTCAATATTATCCCCTGACCTATTAACAGTCGTGCCTTGATATATAAAAGGTAAATAATGATAATTTTTACCATTGAATAATATTGTATTTTTTGGAGATTTTACACCTTCAGAGGGTTCTCTTTTAGCATTTTGCAGTAGATGTATTGTTCTTCTTTTCTTACTAACATCTACATCAAACACTTCTACGAAAGTAACTAAAGTTGTAAGGCTCATAATCCAAGAGATGCACGTTGACTTCTAGAATTTTTTAAAGCGTTAAAAGTTTGTGCTTTACCTGCCATTGCACCTTGCTTTGCAGCAGCACCTATAATTTCAGGCACAGCAGATTTTGGAACGTACTCATCACCATTAAAGTTTAATGTAGGTCCAGTGTATTCAACAACTGTATTACCAGAAGAACCTGCAACTGTACCAGATTCATGGCTACCACCTGGGATAACAGCACCACCTCTAGCACCTGCTGAATATCTAGCCATCGCACCATCCATTTTAGAAGCTGGTATAACGTATTCTGATTCACCTCCTTCACCTATTATTCCCATAGTAGGTGAAGTAACAATTCCTCCCTGCCTAAACGCTTTAAAAGAACCTGCACTGCTATATAAACCAACTGCACCACCAATCATACTTGCATATTGAGATCCACTTGCTACTGGTCCTATGCCACTAACTCCACTACCAGCAAACATATTACTGAAAATACTACTAAATGCTTTATTTAAAAACATACTTGCAAGTTGTTTTGCTACATCTGCTAATACCTGTCCTAATGTCTTAGTTCCTTCAATTAATCCCATAACAGCATTTGTCATACCACCAGCTAATATATTTTGGATTTGTTCTTGTATCTGTCTTTGTTCTTTTAATTGATTATTTAATTTTACAGAATTAGATATCTGTAAAACTTGTTGAGGAGTTAAATCTGCTACTTCCTTTTTTAATTCTTTAGCAATTCTCAATTTTTCTTGTTCAATTTGTGCACCCTCTTTTCCTAGTCGTAAAACATTTTGTAGATGCTCATTTTCTTCTGTAAAATTTTCTAAAGTTTTTTGAAATTTCTTATTAGCATCATTTGTTATATCAAGATTTTCTTGTAATAGATTTCTCTTCTTAACTAATTCTATTAATTCATCTTGTAGTCCTGCTCTTGTTTTTCTATTAGCAGTTTCTAACTTTGCAACAACCTCTTGTATTTCATCAGCTAGTGGACCTGTTGTTGTATTTCTTCCTTGAGCTAAGAGATTAGCTCTAGCTAAACCTACTGGTCGACCAGTTCCACCGCCTCCACCGCCTCCAATGTTATTAAGAAGTTCTGCTGCTTTTGCTGCAATTCTTGTAAG